TCCGTACCTTCGCTTCGCTCACCGGCACCTTCCCCTGCACGTAGTAGCCGACAGGATACGCCTCGTCAAACAGGTGCAGGTCCAGCGCCGGTACCGCCGCGTCACCCATCACCATCAACAGCCCCGACACCGGCTCCGGCACGACCTCTTCGGCTACCTCGCTAACGGCCTCGTCCTGCGCGCCGCTGTCCTGAATGTCTTCAACCATCGTCGCCTCATCCTTTCCTTAGTCCGTCTTCTTCGGATACAAACCACATCTCTTCGCCAACGCAATGATCGCGGCATTGTCTACGCCGCGTATGAACGTATCCAGACACGTCTGATCTCCCCTGACCTTAGCTTGGCACCCGTCCTTGAGACAGTGGCAGTCGGAACACGTCTGGACGATGACTGCACAGTGCGCCAGTTGTTGCAGGTTCAAAGGGTATTGATACGATTCCCTACGTTCCTCCCGCGCATGTTCATTGGGAAGTAACCCGCCGTAGACGACCACGGCAAACTTCGCCTGACAGGCATCACAGGTGACAATCGGAGCATCCTCCCACTGCCGGATAATACCATCCTTAGTGTGCCTCAGAATGTCAAAGGCCCCGTAGACGTGGCAGTGTGGGCAGAACAACCCGAGTCCTCCACCTCGCCCCTCCACGCGCTGACAAAGTTCTCGCGCAACTTCCGCATCGCCGTACCCATCCACAATCTCGTCACTCATCGTTCCTCATCCTTTCCTTGTCGCGCCCTCGCGCGCTTCGTCCACGATCCGCGAAACCTGCCGAAACGCATCCTGGTATCGCCCCACGTCTACCATGATGCCATAGAGACCCTTCTCACACTGCTTCACCACCCTGCGCACCTCTTCATCCCGCCCCGCCACGCACTCCGCCTCAAAGCGCACTCGCCGCGACCTCTCCACCTGGTACCCCGTCACGTCCTCCACGATCTCCAGTGCCAACAAAACCGCCGCCGTTAGCATACTGTCAATGCGAACGGCGGCGGTAGTAGTCTCTCCCATGTCGCCCGGCTCCTTGGCACGTCATCCTTGGTGCGTCTACTTCTCCCCCCCCCACTCCTAGCTGCTGGCGACCTCGGTGATCACGCACGTCGTCTCATCCCCGGTCAACGGCACGAGCGCCTGGAAGGCGACACCCTCCTGCTTGACGAGCCCGCCCGTTCCTACCTTCAGTGGCGCGGCCGTGTACTTCAACCGTGCCATCTCAAAGGTTGCCGTATCCACTCCGGCGCGCGTCAGGACGGCCTTGTACTTGCCCTCAGTTCCCGCCAGGAACGCAGCTCGCACCGCGCTGCTTGTGTACCACTGGTCGAAGGTCACGGTCCAGTCCGCCCACTCCGTATTCGGCGCGTCGTAGGAAGTTGTCACCCCGGCCAAGGAGTCCACATCCTCCAGCATGTTATCCCACGACAGCGTGTGATTCTTCGTGACCATAGTGGCCGCATAACCGGAGCCCGTGTCGATCGAGAACGCCGCCTCCTGAAACTTGTAGGGGTATAGGCTACCGTCGATGAAGGTCTGTCCCACCGTCCCCGGCCAATCCTCATCTACCGCCGGCAATGCCAACCCCTTCAGGTCCACCTCGAACGTCAGATAGTCCAGGCCGCGGTCGAGCTTGATGCTTCCGCTCTTGACCTTCACGTCCTGGTACATCTCGACCCACTCGTTAGCCAGGCCGAGGTTGATCACCTTGAAGATCGTCGCGTACTTCCCCTGGTAGTAGTACGAACTGTCCCCACGAGCGAAGAGCCAGTTGTAGATCGCGCCTGCGCCGACGTAGCCGGGGGAACACGGCAGCACCATCTTCCCCTCAATCGCGTCCCCCTGGTTGCCATACCACGTCTTCCCCCGATACCCGCCGCCCACCTGGAAGAACGTGTACCCCGGCGACACGTCGATGTCGCTATCGTCCTTGGTGGGGATCTCCTCGAAGCCGGTCGTGGCGGCGGTCCCGAAGTTGTCCTGTAGCGCAAAGCAAAGCCGCGCTTCCTTGTGGCTGGCCCACGGCTGTCCGGTATATGCCATCTGGATCGCCTCCTACAAAGTTGCGCTACCTGCGGCCACCATCACTCGCACCGTCGCCCGCACCGTCGAGACCCACAGGATGTCGTCACTCGCTCCCGGACCCTCAATTGCGGGGTCCCCCTCACTGGCGAAACACTCATACCGCCTTGACGCATCCCCCAGGTGCCAGTAGGCGTTGAGACAAGCCTGCACGGCATCCCGCCACTCGTTCAACCCGTCCCGCGCGTCCTCCCCCTTGCGGTACTTCAGCCAAATCTCGATGTCGAAGCGATACTCGTCTTCCGAGTAACCCGGCAGTATCGCATCTCCCGCCCCGCTGCCGCTCGCATCGCCCTGCGTGCTGCCCTTGTCGTCTATCCAGATCGCCGGGGCCATCGAGGCGGTCATCTCCATGATGCCGCTCTGCAGGTGGTACTTCAACGTATTGTCCGGCGCCGCCGGCAGGGTAATGAACTCACTGAGGTGCGCGGTGAGGGTGGCCTGGATCGCCTGCGCGGTTGCGTTGCTCTTGGTCTCGGCCATCAGGGCGTCGTCCCCGTTATGTGGTTCACTACAAGGTCAGCCATTTCGTCTGCACTCGCCTGCGTGATACGGAAGATCGTCCGTGGTTCCATCGGGTACTGCCCGCCGCGCCCCCTGCGGTTGTAGGGTCTCCCCGGCCGACCCGAGTCCAACGCCCCGCTCATGTCCCCCGTGATCCTGTCCCGCGCCGACCGGGGCCTGTCCGGAACGCCTGAGAAGTCCGGGTAGTCGAGCGTGTAGACCAGCTTGCGGCGGTACGGATGTATCTTCGCGCCGCCACCATCTTCCGTCGCCTGCTTCTTCAACTTCCCGGTCAGTTCCATGATCTTCTTCTGCGGGTGCGTCAGCCGCTTCCAGGTCCGATACCCCATCGCTCGCTTGTACGTCAGGGTGAGTCTCTTCCCCGTACTCGGTGACCTGCCCGCCTGAAACGTCCCCCGGTGGAAGCGGATCGGCTTGTCAGATAGTTCGTGCCACTTCGGTTCGCCGCTCACGGCCCCCTCTGCTGCGAACACCTGTTCCTCGTTGTGCCGCAACACCCCTACCACATCATCCCAGATCGGGTGCAGGTCGCGAGACCGCGCCATGCACTGCCGCGCGAATTCCTTCGCGGCGTTCCTCGCCAACACTTGAGGGTCCAGGTGGATGTCCATCGCTACCACACATGGTCGGAAACAGGATCGTCCACGTTGTCTGCGTCGGAGGTGCTCGTGCTGTCCGTGCGCCTCTGGAAAGCAGCCGTCGCAGGCAACCCTCCGAACGTCGGGATCACCTGCACGGGGTTCACCGAAACCTCGATGTCAGTCGGCGCCGTCGCCGTCGCCTTCATCTGCGCCACGATCTTGTCAGCCAGGGCGTCCAATCTGTTCGGCCACCAGAGATCCTCCGACTGCCCCTCCGTCTGGCGATAGTAGCGGATCGCGTCCGCCGCCCCCCGCATCGAGCACACCGACTTCGCCTGCCTAAACGCATCTGGCGATGCCGTCGCGCTGATCGGCACCGCCAGAAACCCGCGTACTTCGTTCTCGAAGATCTCTTCCTGTGTGTCCTCGAAGCCCTGCAACGTCGCGGTGTCCGGCTCATCGTAGTTGAGGTTTGGTTCCTTGTCCATCCACCGCTTGACATCTGCCCAGGTAGCGTATCTTGCCACGGTCTCAGTCACCTTCCAGGTAGTCCAACGCTTCTGTCGGGGTCGGCCTCGCCAACACTTCCGGCTGCCTCGGGTGCCCTTCGCCTACCTCGCGGCGATGCTTCTTGCAGTACTCAGCCAGGGTGCCGCTGATGTTGAGCGGATGTTCCTCCCAGGCCGCGAGGTTCTGCTCCTGCTTCACCTTGCGGATCAACTTGGTCAGAGCCTCGGTCATCACCCTCGCGCTTTCGATGCGATACGGGGCCGTGGTCTGTTGGTAGATGTCGTCCAGGTTGCCCAGCCGGCTCTTCAGGTGTGTCAGGATGTCCTCGCGGGTGTAGAACTTCCGGCACCCTGGGTGTGACACGATCCCGTCCGACAGGTCCGACCAGAAGGCGATGTACTTGCGTACCGGCTCTTCCTTCTCTTCCTCCGTCGCCTTGTCCCGTCTCATCTCTGTGCTCCTTCTTTGGGCTGTTCGTTGAACACGTCGCTAGTCGATCAGGGCCAGGGCATCCCCGGTGATGACTGCCGCAGCGCCACCTCCGGTGTTGTCGAGCTTCAACCGAACCCAGGGGGCCACCGCCGCCAGGCGCAGGATCATGCGTGTGAAGGTGGCGTTCTTGCTGACCGAGGCCACCAGCGTTGACAAGCTGCTCCCGTTCGTCAAGTCCGAACTCTTCGCATCGTAGTACGTCACACCGTCGGTCGAGATCTGCAGGGACACGACCACTACCGCTCCGGCCGATAGCGTGCCGGCGACATGAGCCTCCAGCACGTCGAAGCCTTCCTGGTAGTGGCCGCAGTCCACGTACTCCGTCTCCCCTGCGGCCACCGTCACGCTACCCAACCCTCGCGGTACTAGCATCTCACACCGTCCTTAGGCAGCGATCGTCAGGATGCCCGTGGGCGCAGCATAGGCCACATCGCCGGTCGCGTCGAGCTTCATGGCGACACCCAACTCCGGGCGGACGACGGTCGGCCAGCCGAAGCGGATGTACTCGCCGAACCACTTGAATTCCACGTTGGGGATCGCGTTGTTCTCGAAGATGATGAGCTTGCGCGTCTCGGCGTTCAACGGCACGCGCCACATCATCGGCTTCCACATCGAACTGAGAGCGATGTAGAGGGCGTAGCCGGTGGGGATCGCGTCGTTGAACAACGTTGGCACTCCGCTCATCGGCGTCCCGTAGGTGAAGCCCAGCTTGTTGAGGTCCTGGATCAGCGGCAGGTTCTCGTAGTCGGCGCTCGTCTGGAAGCCACCGAACTCCTGCTCGTTCGCGCATCGCGTGGCACCGTTCGTGATGCACACGATCGGAATGTCGTCCGGGACGCCGTGGTGGCGGATATGCCACTTCGCGTACGAGTGGTTCTCCGGGGTGATCACGCTATCCTGGTCCACGCTGATGTAGTGGTCGTGGCTACTGTCGAAGGTGTTCATCAGGTACGGGGGCGGCGTCTGGTCGGCGTTGTACCAGCCGCTGCCGGTGAGGGCCGTGCCGAGGATCAGCCGGTTGCAGAGGCGGCGGTCGGCCTGCAGGGGCATGATGGTGTGTTCGCGCAGACGCTCGGGCGTCATGCCGTTCCACCACGCATCCTGATTGACGGCCGACGCCAGCCAGAACTTCTCCGGCGCCGTGATGGTCTGGATCACGGTGTCAACGTGCTGCGCGTCCGGCCGGCCTCCGTCCTTGCTCGCCAGCCGAAACTCCATGCCGCGCTGCCCCATCTCAATCGTGTCGGCGGTGGTGATCTCGCACCACGCCTGGATGAGGTCCTGCGTGCCGGGGTTTCCCGGCCGTCCCTCCACGTACACGGAGATCGCCGTACGGTACTCCGTCAACAGCGGTTCGTCGGGCAGGAAGCCGCTCTGGAACGCCCCGAAATTCGGGGTCGGCATCGTGGTGGTCTGCTGTCCTGCGACTGTCTGCGGCATGTTCATTCTACCTCCAGGCCGCTTCAGAGCGGCAATAGTTCAGCGGACACATCGTTGGACAGGTACGACCGCTACGACGGATGCGTGTGCGACGGGGCCACGGTCAGGTCGGGATCAAAGTAGAACGCCTCATCGCACTGGTCTGAGAACCCGCAGTGCTGTTCGGTGTTGCCGGGGGTGTTGCTGAAGGCCCCGGGGGTGTCGCTCAGGTAGACCGGCAGCCCCACGGTGATCCCGGTAACATCGCGCACGTCGCCGCGGCGGCGGATGGTGAGTTTCTCACCGTGGCAGATGCGTGTCGAGGCAACGCCAGTGCAGGGTAGGTCGGTGCTGCCGGAGGCAGCCGAGGCCAGGTAGCAGAGACCGTCACTGCGAATCGTCACGGCCTGTCCGGTCTCGATCGCGAAGGCCGTACCAGTCACGCTGTCAGTCTGGTTGTTGCCCTCGCCCACTTCGACTGTTGCCGTTTCACCGTTCTTGGTGAATTCGTATGGCATGTTCAAACACTCCTTCTCGGAAGTCTATTCTGTGCGCCGCGGTTACGCCGGCAGTAGCCGACCGCAGTACTCCAGGTAGGCCGCTGCGCGCGTGATCCCCGCCGTCGCGACCCGCTCGGCAACATACGTCTTGCACTCATCCGTCCAGGGCTCCATCTCAAGCGCAACCTGCCCGGATGCTACCGGCGCAGGAGCCGCAGCCTTCACCAGCGCGGGCTTGCCCTCGGTCACCGTCACCATCTCGAAGCCCGCGTGCTTGAGCATGTGCTCCGTCATAGCCCGCACGGCATCGGCGTCCAGCGGGTTCGCCGTCGCGGCTGCCGCGATCTTCACGGCCTCCGGCGTCAGGGCCACCACGTCAGTCTGTTCGGACCCGTCGGGAAGCACCTTGGTCACCGGCTGGCGGATCTCCTCGAACTTGCGGGTGGCCTCGTCCAGACGCGCCTGCGCCTCCGCGGCGGCCTGCTTGGCCTTCAGTTCGTCAAAGGCCTTCTGTAGCGCCTCGGCGTCCCAGGCCTTTGCCTGCAGGTCGGCGATCTGCGCCTTCAGGGCCTCCAGTTCGTCGGCCTTCTCCTGTGCGGCATCCGCCTGTGCCTGTTCCCACTCCGCCTTCGCGGCGGCTACCGCCTCGTCAATCTTCGCCTGCAGTTCCTCAGCGGTCAGCTCAGCCATGTCGCTCACTCCTTCGTGAGAGTCGGCGGCAGAGGCCGCCTCGGATGTTTCGTCGTCTGCGGTCGGGGCATACGCACTCGCCAGGATCATCTGCGGTTGCCCGCCGAACTGCGGCTGCGTGCAGAGCGCCGCCTCGATCAGGATGTTGGACCGCCCCCACACGGGATCAGGCAGGTCTCCGATGGAGAAGACGGGGGAGACGTAGGGGAGCGCCCCGCTGCCGATGACTTCCTGCCCGAGCTTCGTCGGGGTGAAGAGACCCCAGAGGCCGTCCCCCGGTTCGTAGCGCACGTCCTCGTAGAAAGCGTACGCCCCTTCGGGGTTGCGGGAGTGATCGGCGCGCTGGTCTACCGGGACGCCGGCGGGGCCGGGGAAGCCGCTGCGGAAGTTCTCTACGACGGCCCGCAGGTACTCCGGCTTGATGTCCACGACGGCCGTCTTGCCTTCGCCTAGCTCAAGCAAAAAACGCCCCTCAGGAATGAGGGGCAACCAGGTGGGGGTGCCGTCTTTAGGGATCGGCACCTGCGAGTAGGAGCCGATGACCTGTCCTCGGTCGTTGCGTTGGAACCATGCCTGCGGGTACGCCATGTCCCTGCTCCTAACACGAAAGCGGGAGGGCCTCGTGTTGTGGCCCTCCCGCCGTAAGAGCTTGGGTACCGCCTGTGTGTCCTGTACTGTGCGCCGGAGGGGGAACTTTACGGCCTCTTGTGAGACCTTGCGGACCCCCTCCGACGCTTCAGCGGAGGGAGAGATGGCCGGGGTGGCGGTGCCCCTTGGGACCTCGGAAGGTATGCCTACCTGGGGAGGGTGGCCTGTCTCGGTGGTAAGATTAGACTGCCAGCCGCAGACTTGTCAAGGGGGATGCTACGACTTTCGTTGCTTTTCGTGCGCCGCAACAGACGCTATGAAGAGCAACACGATGACTGCAGCAACCATCCCCAGGACGAAAGAACACACGTCGAACTGCGCCCAATCGAAGCTAACCATCAGCATCATCCTTTCCTTGGTTCCCCCCTGCAATGATCTCGCTACTCACACCACTCTACCCTATTGCGTCGGATGAAGAAGTGAGACCCGCATCCTGACTCATGCCCGTCATGGTTCCGATGGACTTTTCTGAGAATGGATGGAGCCAGCGTGATTGCGCCGTCTTCATGTTCCTCAAAATCCCACTTCGTCGGCCCTGCATGGACGGGCAGTATGTGTAGACAATCCGGGTCACCACACGGGCACAGGAAGCGAACGTAGTGGACAACTCCGTCCGCGCCTACGTCCAGGTACAGTACGCCCGGTTTGTCACTCAACCCATCGGGGATATTCCGTCTAACCGTGTGGAACTCATTGATGCGTTCGGGCATCACCATCTCTCCTTTCCCCCCCCCTGCAATGATCTCGCGGGGCGCCGGAATTGCACCGGCCAGCAGCCGCATTCTGGGTGGGCCAATAGCCACAGCGGCTGCCCGACGCCTCTCACGTCCCCGCGACTACTTGACGCTCTTCCAGGTCTGACCCTTGCGGGCCTTCACGACAGTGCTCACGTCCACCCCGAACCGCTTCGCCAGTTCCTCTACCCCCACGTTCGGGTTCGCCCGGATGTACCGCACCTGTTCCTCAGTCAACTTCCCCCGCTTGCCGTCCTTCCTCCGCCCGTCCTCGCCCACCTCACTGTCATCTTCGTCATCCAACGGCAGCTTCTCCTGCTTTGCCGCACCTCCCCCACCTCCGCCACCACCCTGCGAGGATGCCTGCTGCGGCTCCACAGGGGCCACAGGACCCACGCCTTCGTCAACAGTGGGGGTCACCCCCATCCGCTGCCGCCACGTTGTATTCGCGTCCGCCGGCATCTCCGCACCCTGCTTCTGGAAAATGGCAGCCAACGAGCGCGTGTACTCCGCGACGTTCTTCACCGCGACCTTGCCGTGGCGTAGCATCGCCGGCTTCTTCGCTGTGCTGCCGTTTCTGCGCGCACAGTCAGGGATCGCCTCGCAGTTGAACGTGTCGCAGATCCAGTCCGCCACACACTCCAGGATCACGTCCGAGTACCAGTCACCCGCCCCCTTGATGAGCGCGTTGCTGCCAGGGTCTCCCCCCTGCCCGAAGCCGATCATCTGCGTGCCGGTCGTCTGGAGGATCGCCTGGTGCTGCCGCTCGATATGCCCCTCGAAGGGCACCGACGCATCCCCCAACTCCAGCATCTTGATCTCCCACCCGAACGGCGCCGCGCCCCCGCAGTCGTGCCCGGTGCGAATGGACCGCATCAGGTCCACCACGGCCGTTGCCTCCGTGCTCGTCAGTTCAACTCCGTCCGGGGCGATCGCGATGGGGATACCGCAGGCCTGCCGTTCAATCCTGATCGCGGCGTACGTCTGAAATTCGTCCTTCTGCTTGTAGGCGCGGTAGGCTCGCCGCAGCGCCCCCAACCCCTCGGGGTTGCCGCCGTCGTCCAGCCACGACCAGAGCAACACCTCGTCGCGGCGATAGTACACGTACTGCGGTTCCCCCGTCCGGGGGTTCGTGCCGTACTGGACCACGCCGACGACGTGGCCCTCCTCATCAAAGTCCCACTGGTAGACGGTCTCCTGCAGGCGGGGGGCGATCTCCTGCCACCCGACGAATGACCCGTTCGGCCCCTGCAACGTGGCGAACTTCTGGTAGTGCCAGGCGAAGCCCTGCAGCACCGCCAGGGACGCCTCGCGGATCACCCAAGAGAACGGCCGACCAGGTTGTCCGTCGTGCGGCTGCATCAGGCCGTACTGCAGGTTCCACTGCAGGTTGTCGGCAAACTCCTTGTCATCCCCCGGCTCGATGTAGAACTCCGTCTGCGCCAGAGGCAGGGAGAGCAACATCTCGATCGACCCCACGGCCGTGTCCGAGTAGCGCATTTCCTTGTACGTGGTCATGCGCGAAGTCAGATCCTGCAGGTCCGTGTTGTACTCCTGGTAGACCCTCCCCTGGGTCACTGACAAGCCGGTGAAGCCCTCGGTGGACTTCTCCGCAAACGGGGTCACGGAGGGGTTGGATGCCACACCAGCGGCGGCGAGGATGCGCTTGCCGGTGGGGGTCTTCTGGAGAGCGGCTACGTCTTCGGAAAGCACGAGGACACGGGGGGAGAAGCCCGGAGAGAGGCCGAGGCCGACGGCGGTGTTGGGGGGGGCAGGTTGCTGTTCCGTGTCCCAGTCGAGCAGTGTGATGTCGGACTTGCTCTGTGCCATGTTGGCGACCTCTCTCCGGGGTTGGCTTCGCGAAAGGGTATGCTTCGACGCGGGGCCTGTCAAGCGACTACTCGCCGTCACCACTTCTTTCTCTTCGGTATAGCGGGTTGTCAATGGGTGCGCTTGTCGCCCCAAAGCAGCCACTGCCTGTGTTTGTACCGCTTCACGGCATCGGCGACAACTGCTTCTGCACGCAGTACTTCATCCCTGTCGAAACCAGCAGGAACTGGAAACACGATGTCTCCTTCTGCCGGTGGTCCACTTGCCTGCACTCCAATATGCAGATAGTCGATCTTCTGGCTCGCCCACTTGATAGTCATTCTCACCACTTCTTTCTCCCCGTGTCCCTGTTGCTCGGCACCGGCACCGCCCGCCGCCCCCTGTCCGCGTCATCCCCCTCCGCCCGCCGCGGCATCAGCGGGATCAGGCTCAACATCAGCGCGTCCAACACGTCGGGGAACCTACCCCTGTTCTTCACCCTCCCCGGCGTCTCCCCCTTCCCATGCGCCCTTGCCGACAACACCGCCTTCCACACCTTCCCCCGCCAATGCTTGTCGTCTCTTTCCTCGTGGATCACCACTACCCCCCTCTCCAGCAGCTTCTTCGCCCCGCTCTGCAACTTCCTCCGCGGATACTGCGTCCACCGCAACTGTTCCTGCGCGTCGTGGCTCTTCCCGATGACGTTCCCCCCGGTGAACCGTATCGCCATCAACCGCGCCACCTGTCCGTTCAACGACCCCACGAAGCTCGGGTCCCAGGTGCCGTCCGCGAACAACGGCCCAGGCCACCTGCGGTCCAGCTCAACTATCCGCTTGCGCTTCTCCTCGAAGCTGCCCCGCACGATCTCTACGTAGGCCACCTGCGCCGGCCGATCCGTCACGTCCGTCACCAGGAAGACCGTCGTGCCAGCACTGCCACTCACGTCGAGTCCCTTCTGGTACCGGCGCCCCGGCTGCGGCACGCCCGGGATCGGGGTCGCCGTCGCCCCGTGCATCCGCACGGAGTTCTCGTCAAACAGAGGGGCATCACTGTCCACCACCAGGAGCCCGTGTTCCTCCTCGAAGATATCGTCACCGAGACGCGCCCTTTCCGCTGCCTCCCAGGCAGCATCGCGACCAGGGACCTGACTGAAGTCGTACGGAATGTACTTCGCATTCCACTGCTCCGCATTCTCGCACAACTCCTCGTGGTAGCTCGGGCCATTCGGGCTGCTGACCAGCCAGACCGAAGGTTGCACCGGCATTACCTCCAGCCCCGACACCATCGCCGAGACGGCCTTCCAGACATCCGGCAGGTCCTCGATGAACGCCGCCTCCTCCACGAGCACGCCGTTCCCAGAATAGCCTCGGACGCTGCGACCTGTTGTAGCGTGGCACCGCACGTAGCTGTGCAGTCCGTAGCGGATCGTCTTCGCCGCCTTGAGGGGGTCGATCCCCCGCAGCAGTTCGCGTTCCTCGTTGTCTAGCTGCGCCGTATAGAGAGCCACCTTGGTCATGCGCAGCAGGTCGAGGGCCTTGTCGCCCGTGTCGGCGAGGATGTGGAAGTGACAGGGCACACCCTGCACCTCCATCCCGTAGAGAAGCTTGTGCGGCACGGCCCCCGCGAGGAGCGTGGTCGTGAAGCCCATCTGCCGGTCTTTCTTGATGAAGTACGTGCCGCCCCCCCAGAGGTACCGGACAATGTCGCGCTGGTACGGCCACAGGACGAAGGGGATGATCCCCCCGAAGCCCTTGCTGTCGATCTTGGGCTTCTTGTCTCTGATCCAGGCTACGGGGTCGGACTTGTAGGAGGGCACGAGGGGGGCAACGTGGACACCTGGGGTCATCTGCATCCGCTTGGCGATCTCCGCGAGGCGGCTCGTCGTTGAGCTAGTCATCGTTGTCCTCTTCTGCGTCGTCGTCGTCGTCTTCCCACTCGGCGTCTATTACCGTGTCATCTGCCTTGGGTTCCACCCGCGTCGGTGCCTGCCCCTCCCCAGACTGTTCCGCCGCCGCCTCCGCGTTCTTGTCCGTCACAGCCGTCCAGAACTTGCTGTGACCATCCTCCCCCCACAACTCACGTACCACCTGACAACAGAGCAGGAAGACCTCATCCTCGATCTTCTGCGCGTCCCCCCGCATCCGCAGCAAGTGTTCCACGCGCTTGTAGCTGTTGTCAAGCGTCAGGGAGATCCCGGAGAGCATCCGCACCGCCTCGCTGGCGGTCTTCGGACGTAACGGGCCGACGGTCACCTGTTGCCCGTCCTGTGACCAGAGTTGCGTCACCTCCTTGCGCGTATCCGGGTCGCCCTTCTTCGGCAGGGGGCCGTCGTAGAGTACCCCCTCGTTCAGGGATGCGCTCACCGCGCCCAGGAGACGTTGTGAGGCCTTCAGAACCTCCAGGTGGACCTGTACCTCATCGTGCGTAGCGAGGAGGTCCATCTGCGCCTGATGGTTCGCGAGGGCGAGTTCCACGCGGAACTGTTCCCAGTCCTGTCCGTCGGGCTCGTTGGACTGCCGCCAGATCTGAATGCAGGAGGTGGAGACGCCGACGTGGCGGGCTGCCTTGGCGTCCCTATCGGTGCCCTCGCCAGCGAGGCACCAGGCGAGGCGGGCCTGCGCCCGCAGGTCGTTGTCGCGGAGGCGCCCATCGGTCTTGATGATCCCGGTCTGCTTAGTCGCCATGCTTCGTGCGCTCCTTACCCGATGCTCTCAACGTAGTCCTCCAGGATCATCCGCAGCAGCGCCGCCATCGACGGCATCCGCGCCGACTTCTTCGCCGCCTCCAACCCATCCGCCAACTCCGCCGTCACCGGCACCGCCAACACCACCGGGTAGATCTTGCGGTGAACGTCATACCAACGATCCGCCGGCTTCTCTTCCGCCTGCGCATTCTTCTGCGTTCCGTCCACTGTCTGCGCCATCCTACTCACCTTCCGTTACCCTGAAGTTCAGTCTCTCCGTCGATACTCTCCACAGGGGAAGAGCCCCTCCTGGTGTACCCGATCTCGCATCCCCTGGTAGTGTTGACAGGTGTCATGCGGGGCGAAGCGACACCAGTCACAACACATCGCCCGAAAGGACAAGACGGCCCCGAAGGTGCGTTCCTCGTTGACGTTCTCCGGGGGTTTGCCCTCGACGTAGTGGTTGTTGCGTCGGTTCGTTGTGGTAGCCATGTCGCTGCTCCTGATGGGGGCGAGCTACGCTCCTTCCCCCTGCGCTTTGATAATCGCATCCGCCGCATCCTTCAACGTCGCCCAGTTAACGCGTGGTTCGATACCGATGTCCCACACATACCACTCGCCATGATTGCCGTCGATCACGGACTCCTCCAGAACTGCCAAGCGACGTTCCGCCTTCTCAGCGCGTTCCTCAACGAACTGTGCCTGGACCGCCATTGCCTCCAGTAGCAGTACGCTATTGGCTGATGAACCCCTTTGTCTCTCGCTCTTTGCTATGGCAGTGATCATCTCACTCAGCTTCTGCTTCTGCTCGCTCACGTCACACCTCCTGTCTCCGCGCCCGCCCCCTGTAGCTTGCGGATCTCGTCCAGGACGACCGTGCGTGTCGCGTCCAGGACCATCTCCAGTGCCGCCTCCATCTGCTCCGCGTCAACTGGCGCAGCACCTTCCTTGGGCCGTTCCGGCTCATCCTCCACGTATGGCCGGCGCGCGTTGCAACGCCAACTGCCGTCACGCCACTCCCATGCCCTCATATCGCCTTCATACGTGAGCCGCAACACGCTGCACTCTCCTCCACACCAGCGTCGGCAGGAAAGACACTGCGACTGTTCAGTCTCCTGAGCATCGAAGAGACCAAACTTCTGTTCCAACATCCGTTCCGCCACTTGCCGCGCTTCGCGTTCCACGGCCAACGCCGCTTCGGCCTTCTCCACGCGCTGGCGCCACTGCAGGTACGCCACCTGCAGGCGCTGCGCTCCGTCCTCGGCCTGCTTCAGGTGGTGGCGCAGCCTCTCACTCTCCTCCGCCTCCTCGGTGTACCGCCCGTGCCAGTAGCCCGCCCCCAACCCCTCCGTCAGCTTATCTATCGCCTCCTGATGCGTCGTCACGTCGTCCATCTCGATCGCCTCCTTCTCACTCTCACTGCTGCTACTTCGCCCGCCACTTCACCAGGTACGCCTTTCCCTGCTCCGCGTCCCACTTCACCTCGCCACCGCACGCCTCCACCGTCGCCCGCGTCGGCGTCCACAACACCCCGTCGAACACCTTCCCCTCCGCGATCACCTTGCCGGCCGTCGTCACCAACAGAGGGGGGTTGTGCGGCACCGCTACGGCACGCCCCGGCAGCCCCACCGAGTAGACCCCGCTGATGCGGTCGCCGATCTGCCCAAAGGATGAGATCACGAACCCCGGGCCGCGCTTTGTGCTGCTCGTATTCTCTGCGAAGCGGCCATTACCCAACGCGATGCCGATGTGGCCGAACTCCCCCGCGTTGCCCTTGTTGAAGCATAGGACATCGCCTCGCGCGATGATCCCCTTCTGCTTGCCGTCCTCCTTCAACAGCTTCTCCGTCTCGCGGGCCGTGCCGCTGAACCAGGGGCCGGCGACCGGGTGACTGGCGCTCGTGCTCAACTGATGATCCCCGCAACCCCAGGCGCACTCTACACACTCCCGCACGAACTCACTGCAACGCGCCACGTCGCTCAACTCGAAACTGATGTGGTTCAGCTTCACTACGTTGAGGGAACCCTCCGCGAAGCATGCGCAGACGTACTCCGCGACCTCCGCGACGGTCTCCCTGGTGCGATCAAACGTCGGTGCCTTCACCATGTCCGTCACCCTCTTTCTGCGCGGGTTGTGCCGCGCGCTTGTTGAGCCTCCGCAACACCAGGAGGCACTTGCGGCAGGTTACCTTGCGGCCGGGGGTAAGTTCGTGGTCGTAGAGGGTAGTCAATGCGTCACAGAGACTCCTCCACTCATCACCCAGGTAGGTAACCAGATGTACCGGACCCTGTTCGCAATATACGCCGGCCGACACATCTCCCTGCTTCGCCTCTGCCATCGTCTCATCTCCCTCTGCGCCTCTACGGCGCTTGGTGTCCGCCCTACCCGCCTCAACTCCCCTGCGCAGGCGCCAGTCCGGGCAGCTTCCCCAACCTCCGCAACGTCGCCCGACATCGCGCACACGTCACCCGCGTCCCCTTCGCGCACAAGTGCTGCTTCTCCACATCTGACGTGCCCCCGCAAAGTGTGTACCACTCAGCAACGTCCGGCTGCCAGTGGTCCATCCTCGTCGCCACCACCGCATGTACCGGATCCACCCCGTCGATCCTGCCTACGGCTACGTCCCCACACTTCACCTCTGCCATCTCGTTCACTCTCCTCTCTCAGTCTGCGTCATCGAACAGTGTCGCCTGCCCCGCCGGGGCATCCCCGGGCTGCGGCACCTTCAACCCCCGTCGAGTCCACTGCGCCCGCTCGGCCTCCCGGGCGATCCGCTGGCGGCTCATCTCCGCGTAGGCCGGGTTCAACTCGATGCCCAGGAAGTGCCGGCCGTGCCGCACGGCCACCACTCCGGTTGTGCCGCTGCCGCAGAAGGGGTCGATGACGAGGCTCGGCATCGTGTCCGCGTCGCAGGTGCAGCCGGGGACGAAGCCGGTGGTCTCGACGTGTAGGGTGGGCCCGCGCCGCACATCGCCCGTCTCTCCGCCGCCCTGCAGCTTCTCACCGTTCTTCCCTACTGGCAGGTTCCCGGCGCGCCCTGAGCCACTCTCAAAGGTCCGCGCCTTCTCCACCACCCGCACCCAGGCCGCGCCGCACTCGCTGCAGGCCCGGTCGCTGCTGCCGGCCAGCACGCAGGGCTCCACGAGCGCCTCCGGGTACGCCGCATAGTGCGCCACCCACCCGTCTGTCGCCCCACAGGGGCAGTGCCGCACCGTCCGTTCCTTGCCGTCCTCGCCCACCACCTTCTCCTTGCGGATCGCCCGTTGCTCCGGCCCCTCGAAGAGCGTGTTGCAGGTGGCACAGAACTCGCCGTTCCACCCGCCGGGGTTGATGGTCCACACGTCGCGCAGGTTGCGAGTAGGAGCGCCGCTGACGACACCACCCTCTGAGTGCTGCTGCCGCTCCTCGTGGAGATGCCTCCAATGGTGTCAGAGCGTAGCCTATCCGGCTGCGCCGCCGGCTCCCTCAGCCCCACCCAGTCCGACCAGTAGCGCGGGCGCTTCGTCAGATACCACACCGTCTCGTGCGCGTTCGTCGGCCGGTCGCCCGCGCTTGACGGCATGACGCTGCCGCTCCACGTTGGGCAGAAGCTCAGGCCCTTCGCCCACACGATGGAAGACCGCACCACCCACCCGAAGTCAGACAGGGCGATGGCGAGGCGCTCGGGCATGAGGCAGAGAGACTTGGTGGGGATGCCAGAGGTGACCTTACTGCGGCCGATTCCGGTGTCACCGTGTAGATCATCGACGTGCTTGCCGCCAGTGCTGCCGCCCCACTTGCCGTCGTTGGCATAGCTATCCCCCACGTTCAGGAAGCAGCACCCGTCCTCTCGCAGCACGCGCCACACCTCAGCAAACACCGCCACCAGGTGCGCCACGTACTGCTGCGGGGTCGGCTCCGCGCCGAGGCAGCCAAGCCACGCCACGCACTTGGTACACCACTGCCCGGTCCCCGCCGTCTGCCCCTTTCCGGCGCCCTCCGCGTTCTTCCACTTCGTCTGTTCCACTTGCCCCGGGTGTCGGCAGGACCCCACATCTCCCCACTCGTGCTCGCACCCCTCGTCCCCACCCCACACCAACGGCGGCAGGCCATAGTCGCGCAGCCCAAAGTACGGAGGGCTCGTCACGCAGCATTGCGCGCACCCGTCCGGCAGCCCACGCAGCACCTCCAGGCAGTCACCACCCAACACCGCTGACCCTGCTCCTCCCACCGGATCAATCACCCTCTCCACCACCACCCTTCCCCGCGTACTTCAGCACCGCCGCCACCAGACCAGGCACCCGCTTCTCCGCCTCCTCCTGCGCCATCGGCAACCCCTCACAAACATCCCCCTCCTGCATCATCACCCGCTGCCCATCATCCCACAACACAGACGATAGCCACTGCCACCGATCACTCATGGTCATCACCTGGCACGTCAACCGCACCGAGCACCCCATCCGCTCCCCCCGCGCCACGTACCTCCCACCATCCTGCTCCCACCCCGCCACGAACATCTCAGCTCCCATCCCGCTCCCCATCCTTCCATCTGGCATCTCCTCCCCCGCTCCCGCCACACCATACCCCTCATCACCACCACTTGTCAACACCTATTGTACAGCGTAACACCCCGTAACACACAGAATAGGAGAACGTTGTTAGTAACCAAATGCCATTTT